TCTACTGTTACGCTTCCTGATCTTACGACGGCTACGCCAACTGTAACCGTTGACAGTGTAGGCAATTTTCATTCTGACTACACGTTTGCTCAGGAAGGCTTGCACCAGTTTGTCGCGGTGACTACCGGCCCTGTTACCCATAGGACGGATGTAGCCAACGCTGCGTTCTACCGGTCAATTATCGGACTCGATGAAGCGCGTACGTACATTGGCGAGACGGACCTAACCCGTGACGATATCTTGCGTCACGTTCTGATGAGCCTGACGGAGAAGGTTGAATCGGTAGTTGGCATCTGTGCCCAGAAGACTTTCACTGACACAGTTTCCGGGTACACCCGTCAGGTTATCCAGTTGCCTAACCGGCCGTTGCCTAGCACAACGGCCATCACGTCTATCGTGTCGGTGTTTCCTGGCGGCCCTACTTGGGCTACGGGTGATCTGGTTGTTTACCCGAATAGTGCTACGTGTGAACCGGTCAGCATGATTCCGTTTTGGTGGGGTCCGTGGAAGGTGACTTACACGGCTGGCCGCAAGGTCATACCAGAATCAATCCAGTTGGCTCTTAAGGAAGCGCTATTCGACTTTTGGGCTAACCAGCGTCCCTATGGTCCTGATCAGCTAGCGCCAGGCATGGACGACACGTCTAAGTGGGAACAGGCCCTAGTTTCGTATGACCTTCCGGCTCATGCGAAGAGCTTGCTTGAGCAGTATGAAATGCCTGGTTTTGCCTAACGGCATTGACGTTTGGTCAATGCCTCCCGGTTCTGATCGAAGATCAGAAACCTTAGTTGACCTGCACTAACGCTTTAGCGTCCGGCTCAGCGCTGTTATCACGAAAAAAGCAAGAAGTTAGCCGTACCTAGGCAGGGACACCAGACGGCTGTTTTGAGCCTATTTCCAACGCTGTGACCAGCGGAAACGAAACGCTAATTGGAGGGTGTCGTGCCTGCAAAGGTTACCGCCGTAGATGACGTGATCGTTGCGCTAGTGGCCGCTCTGAAAGCGGCTGTCACTTATGAAGTGTCGGATGGTCCGGTTACCAAGCGGCCCGCCCGTGACTCTACACAGCTTCTCGTTATCGGCTCTGAAGAGCCGTGGAACGACGAAGACGGAAACGCTACCAACTCAGCGATGATGCAACAGGTCTGGAAAGGGCTAGGCCAGGCGTCACGCGATGAGACTATGCAGATTCCGTGTGTTGCTGTCGGCTACGCCTATGGCGGAACAGTTGCCGCTGCACGCGGCCTGGCTAAGAACGCTGTTCAGGATGCTTTTAACAACCTGAATCCGCATCCAACCAGCGCGACATATAACGCGCTCGTTTCCGATGTTGGCTCAGTCGAATCACGTAATCAGGCCGGTGGCGCCGTTGTCACCATCAAATTCACTATTTCAGCTAGTGCCAGGCTCATTTAATCCGGAAGGTAATCATTGTGGCGCTTTATACGTATAACGGCCCTTACAACGAAGTTGAAGTAAGGGTTGCCGGTGAATTCGTGGGAGTCGTGGAAAAGGACGGTTCACTTTCAGTGCCCGATGAGCTGGCCGCTAAGGCGGAATGGTCAGAGCACTGGACTAAGCAAGAAGACGCGGCGCCTGACTCTATTGAAGAGGTACCGGCTACCGAGAATGAAGGGAATGAATAATGGCAACTGGTTCAGGTCTTGACGCCCAGCTTGGGACTAAGACTGAAACGACCGTAGGCACCATTGCTGCCCCGGTTACCAACTTCTTTCCCTTCAACAGTGCTCAGCTCACATTCACGCCTAGCTATATTGATAACCCTGGCATTACCGCTGGCAAGCGGTTTAAGAGCGTCAGTCAGGTTGGCATTGCCCGTAAGATGGCTACGGGCACTATCCAGATTCCGCTGATGAACGTGGGTCTCGGATGGTGGTTTAAGCATCTTCTCGGGTCAACTAACAACCCGGTTGTTATCGGTGCGACCACGGCGTTTAAGCAAATCCACACACCCGCTGGTCTTCGCGGTCTGTCGTTTACCGCTCAGATCGGTAAGCCTGAACCGGGTACCGGCACTGTCCAGCCGCGTACGTACAACGGCTGCAAGATTACCGACTGGACTTTTACGCTTCAAGACAACTCGCTTCATCTTCTCGATATGACGGTTGACTCTTGGAACGAAGACACGGCTACCGGTCTGGCCACGGCAACCTATCCCACGGCTAGCCAGGCGTTTACGTTCGCCAACGTTACCGCTTTCAAGACCGGTGGCACGCCTACCACTAGCGCTGGTGAGACCAGCATCACGAGCTGCGTTACCGTTCCGTCAGTGGCTACTAAGTTTACCCTTTCGGGTAAGGCGACTCTGGCAACTGACCGGTTCGGCCTTGGCAACGCGGGTGTTAAGAAGGAACAGTTTGAAACTGACTTCTTTGACTTGAGCGGTACCTTCGATGGTGAATTTGACGCGACCACTTGGGAAGGCGTTAACAAGAATAACACTACTGTTCCGCTTCAAATCACCAGTTCATTTGGTGACGCTGGCGGCGGTAACCCGTTCCTGTTTGACATCATCATTCCTGCGGCCAAGATTACCGCCGCGCCAGCTCCGGTTAGCGGCCCTGGCCTGGTTGCGGTCAGCGGTACTTTCCAAGTCTACGACCCGAATGACGGCGTTAACCCACCGCTTCAGATCAAGCTGGTTTCTACCGACTCTGCGGCTTGGACATAATCTGATGCCTGTCATCAAAATCAGCAAGTGTGAAAACTGCGGCGTCAAGCATGAATGGGTTTTTGACGCTCCAAAGCTGAAAGAACTTCGGACTATTCAGGCTCTTACCGGAATGAATGGTAATGATTTCTTGGACGCCACGGATAGCGGTGATGCTGAAGCTATGGCGGCTCTCCTGTATATCCTCCATAAGCGTGACAAGATCACGATTGCGTTTGAAGACGTTGACCTTGATTTCGCCACGCTGACCATTGAGCCGACCGAAGAGGAAAAGGCGGCTATGGAGAAGGCTAAGGCGGATGAGGAAAAGGAAAACCCTTCCCAGCCGAATGGTTCAGCGGAGGATTCAGCGACTACGTAATTAGCTACGCGGCGGATATCTGGTCTCTGTTCGGAATCAATCTTCACGGCATATGGGAACTTGACGCCTTTGATTTCCTTTACATGGTGACCGTTTGCGATAGGCAAAGAGCGGAGAATCGGAATAATGGCAGTGAGCGAAACGACGGCTTTGCGGAAAGCCGGTAACATCATTGCCGATGAAGCCAGGAAAATAGCGTCAACGATCGGAAAGAAGACGCATACCGGCAAGATTGCCGCTTCTATCGAAGTAAGCGTTAGAGGAAGTAAGGCAACGATATCGGCGGGTGGCCCTTCGGCCCCCGCCGCTGCCATGTTTGAAAAGGCTGGCGCCAGGCATCCGCTTTTCGGTAACGAAGAGCATTGGTACACACAGCCTTACCGGCCGTTTCTGGAAGAGGCTGCGGAAGCTAAAGCTGAAGAGGCTATGCAGGCTTACGCCGATGAGATGATCCCTAAGCTACTTGACGATAGCGGTATCTGATGCCTACTAATGTTGACCGGAGGGTTACTCTTGGCATCTTCGGTAATATATCTGACCTTAAAGCCAAGCTCGGATGGGTCAGCGCTGAGAAAGCAAAGCTGGAGAAAGACGGCGTTAAGGTACCGGTTACCGCTGACACCAAGCCAGCTACAGTCAACCTTGACGATTTGCGCAAGAAGCTGGAAGTTCTTTCCGTAAAGCGTACGTCACTTCAGATCAAGACTGATGATAAAGAAGCCAGAGCGGCGCTTGACAGCATTGACTATAAGCTGGTCATGCTTGACAAGAAGGTATCTAAGCCAAAGGTCAGCGTCAGCGGTACGGCTAAGGCTCTGGCGGATATTTCCGCTATTGACCTGGCGCTAGACAGGCTGAATAAGAAGAGCGGCCCTCCCAGTGGTGGTGGTGGCCGCAGTATCGGCAACCTCTTCGGGCTGTTCGGTGGTGGCGCTAGCGCGGCTGGCAGCTCCGGTGGTGGCGGTGGCGGTCTGAGCTTCCTCGGGCCACTGTCTAACCCGTATGTAGCCGGTGGCGCGGCTGGCGCTGCGGCGCTTGTGGCACCCTTCGCCGGTCAGGCTCTAGGCGGCACGCTGATAGCCGGTCTAGGCTCCGCTCTGGCCGGTCTGGGCATCGCCGGATCGTTCGGCATAGGCGGATCTACACCCCAGCAAGTGCAGGCTGCACAGCAAGCCCTAGCGGTAGCTCAAGCTCGCCAGCGGGC